ACGTTCGAGATGCTCCATGCCTGGAATGGCATGCCATACAGCGTCAAAGACGCCATCACCCCACTGAAGGGGTACACCGGGGTGGACACCTACGTTCTCAAAGAAGAATCAAATGTCGTCGACCGGGAGGTGAGTCAGTTCTTGACAAAGAAAATACCGCAGGTGCCTGCCACAAACGTCTCTGTGATCCCAAAGAAGTATGCGGTTTACAGCCCGTTCATCTGCAAGATCATGATGGATCTGAAGGCAGGCATCTTTGCCCCGGCGTTTCTGAACGGACAGTACACCAATGCGGATGTGGCGAGCAGTGTGGTGGGTTATTTGAGGTTGTTGAAACACGACCCCATCTTGCCCGAGAATCAACCACAACAAGATTTTGTGAGCATCCATCCGCATTGCTTCAAGACACAGGTCAACCTCACTGTCCAGCAGTATGCGTTCATCAATCGGTTGATTTTGATTTACGCGTCTGGTCTGATGACACTCTCCGCCCACGCGATGATCAATTAAGGAAGAAGAGAACACCATGCCCAATCCACTCAACGTAGGCGGAGTTGTCGGTACCGACAACATCTCCCCGATTTACAACCCAGACGGCCGGTGGCAAGTCTGGAATATGAAAGACATCTACCTCGGAACGATCGGACGAAACAAGCACGTTCCGAAGATCGAAGACGTGGTGATGGACATCACCGGAAACACCATTGTCCGCTACATTGTCAAGGACATCAATCCGGCAACCATGGTGCCGGAACTCTGGCGAGAAAGCATCAACCCGGACGGTGGTATCTTCGAACAAGAAGATGTGCTGATCGGCGTGGGTCCTGGTCAAGCCTCCGACACTTACCGGGTGTTCTTGGATAAGAGCGTGACACCTTTTGTTCTGAATGTAGATCGGCGTCTCTACGTGCACGGAACGATGTGCCGGTGGTGCAAGATCTTCCAAGGCTCGGATGTTTCCACCAGTGGCAAAGTCATCAGTCGAGTCTACGATACCTCTGGCAACATCGTCAGCGAGAACATTCCGTTGGAGCTGGTGGCGAATGAGAAGCTCAACAACGCAGCGATCAAGGCCATCGGATCAGCCCACACCACCGTCGATCTCCGGGATGGTGAGCTGGTGACCGCGGTCATCTACGATGACAACGGGCACGTCGTGTCGAAGCGACAACTGCTGGTGGAAAACACCGCATTCATTCGCCCGACAGATGCCAATGCACGGTACATTGTCGGCATCTCGATGCGCTCGCCGTTCATTTCGAGCGCCGATCCGAAAACAATTCGCTATCCCCTGAACGTTCCTCTGGAAGGGCTGAACCTGACAGGGGTGGTTCACTTCAGCAACGGGGACACAGCAGAATACCCTGTCGACGGGACTCGGTTCAAGCTGATGGGTTTCGATGAATACGTCGCAACTCAAGTTGGGCAAACCCTGTACCCTGTGCTGAAATATGCGCTTGGTCAGAATGAGTTCAATTACGTTGGCATGGTTGGTGGAGACGGGCATATTGCGGAATACTACACCGCAGTGACCCTGAAAGCTGACGGCACTTATGGCGTGAAACTCTACCCGAGTCTCGTGTGGGTCGACCCGATCGTCGGGTACCGACTGAAGTGGTGGCTGTACAACCTCAACCGGGACATTGTTTACGATGTCACGAGTTATGTGAGGATCAACGCAAGCTACTCGGCGTACGATCCAGTCGCTTATGGCATGTTACAACGTTTGAGTGTCTCGATCAATCTGCGAGATGTGAATCCCATCTATCGCAGTTACGTTCACACGCAAACAGTGAGCATTGTCATCGAACGTCAAGGAACTGAGCGCACCACCAACTGGACACTAGGCTACACTCCCGATCAATCCCCAAGGTACGGTGTTGATGTTTTCATGGCCACGCAAAAACTGGCTGTGAACAACTTCAAGCTCCGAGTGGATTGCAAACAAACTACTCAGGCAGCATGGCTTGCAAAGCTGTATTACAGCACGAAGCCGCTCTTTGATCCTTCGAAAGAACTGGGCCCGCTGGAACCGACCCACTTCGCCATTGTGATAGGTGCTACGCGCACCGAGTATGCACTGAGCGACTGGAACGCGACGCTGACGTGGGTGCAGAACGTACCAGATTACTCGACGGCCCACATTCAATTCATCCGCAAGTCTGGTGGGGTGGATCTGAACTTGGCAGTGGCGGGTCTGCCGGTCTACTACGTGGATCAGAACTGGGCAGCTATCGCTTAACACCGACGATGTAACCGTCATAAATGGGAGGCCCGGCCTCCCATTTATGCTGCTCATGTCACCGAACACCGCTGTAGTAGTTTCGACGAGCTTGAGCCTCTTCGTCTTTCTTCTTTTGCTTGAGTTGATTGAGAACTGTGTCGATGTTGAATGCCTCAGTTTCACCAAGGATCAAACGACGACTGAGTTGCCGCATTTCCAACTCGTAGCGAGCGAGAACCACTTGGGAGCGTTCATCGTCCATGAGCTTGATCAACTCACGAATACGAACACGCAGCCGGTCCTGTTCTGTCTTTGTGAAAGCTTCTTGCCTGGAAAGAACCTTCGTTTCGATTTTCTCAGTGAGCACTTCTGAGGCATGAATGCCGTAGCTGTGCAAGTTCTGCGCAGCAGTAAGAAGCCATTGCGAGAGAAGCCACCCAATCACCAAGTCATCGTTACCGTCCTCTTGGTGATCGATGCGACCCTTCCGATCCACCAGTCCAGTGATCTGTGCTGCAAGTTCATGGTCACGAACGGTGGTGGCACTGCTCTTACATGCACTCATCAGGGTCGTGGAGTACAATTCTGAGCGACTTGTCTTTCCAGATCCAGAGGTGGCAAAGCCGAAATACTTCTTAGCGCGCACGTAGAGTGAATCATCCCGACGTGTCATCGGCAGACTGGCTTCCCGGTAGAGTGAATCGTGCTCGATCGGGTCATTCATCACCCAGTTGAAGAGGCGTTCAAACGGATCGATTCCGTGCTCTGGGAGCATCAGGAGCAAATAGTCAATGATGACGATTGCAGAAGACCTGCGCTCAATGATCATCGTGGCCAGTGGCATGGTCTCAAGAACATGGACCAAGAACTTGGCGAACACGATCAGGTTTGTTTCGTTGAATTTACCCTTGGCAATAACCTCACCAGTCCCCACGTCACGTTGGACGAAGGAAATATCATCCCCACCCGTGCCGTCAGATGTGTCAATACCAATCACACTTGGGCGGGTTGAGAGATAGTGCTTGATGTGAGCTTGCGGGATATACCAGTACAGTATGTATCCTTGTGGGTAGATTTGATCATGCAGGGCTGGCGTAACCGAATTCGAGATGGCTTCGAGCAAATGAACTGGAATGGGGGACTTTGATGTACCCGATGTCCAGCGATTGAAGTAGTCACGATTGGCTTCCTCAGGAGTAGGGTTGGTTTCTTCCAAGTTCTCCTTGAGCCATTTGTCAGTCTTGCCAAGCTGACGGTGTGAGAACACGCCATAAATCCGACTCACTCCACCTCTGGAATTGCGACGCACCATCTCATCGAGTTCTTCTGGTCCTTCAGCATCGTAGAAGCGCTCAGACCAAAGGGCAGAATCTTCAACCAGACTGTAGATGTATTTCCCACTGTCATCGTCTCGCTTGCCTGCGGTGGTTGTCAGGGAGATACCGTAGGGCTCGCCTTCGCGCTGCGCTTTTTCACGCACGGCACCCATCGCGGCCATGGCGGCCGGATATGCCAAACGAATGTTGACTTGGAAAGGACCTTCATCTACCCGGAAAACTGGGCTGGTCTGTCCCCGTGCAGCGTTGGCTGCTTTCTTCACAGAAGCCTGAGGGACATGCACCCGCATGAGGTTGTGAAACTTGTTGACTGAAAAAGCTTCTGTGTTGTTCACGTCTGATCTCAATTTGAAATTGAGATAGTCGGGCAGCTCTTCGTAAATATCCTTCATGTCTCGGATAGTTGCTGCTCGAAGCGTGTCGTCTTTTGTCAATAAATTGATTTCAGTATTCTGACAACGGAAGTTCATCAGGTCAGCAGTCATTACGTTCGTACAGAACGTCTTACCTGTTTGACGAGGTTGTGTCAGAATGAAGGTGATGTGGTTCAGAAAAGCCCACCATGCCGCCAGATTCCCACGGTTGGCTTCGATCGGACTTGAAATAACGCCAGTTTTTGGCGGGACCCGCCAAACATTACGAACAGCGTACCAGAAGTTTTGACGACACTCCACAGCGATCATCGCCATTTGCTCGACCGTCAGGTACGGCGAATGCGGATCTACTCCTAAGAGTTTCGGATTGTGCAGCGCTAACATGAACAAATGGTTCTTTACCCCCATTTGTTTTAGCATGTAAGCTTTCTCAAGAAACGTTTTGTTGAGTTGACTGGTGTCAACGATCGCATTGGGGTATTTTTCCCAATCTTTTTGGAAAATAATGGTCATTTTTGCGGTTCTCCAAGATGGCATAAAGGATCTATACGATGTTTGCGGCATAAATGCCCTGCTGAACAGCGAGCAGGGCATTTATGTTTCTCTCAGGTGCTGAACACCAAATCCAAATAAGCGTTGATTGCCTCTTTTCGCTTTCGTTCACGACCCGTATAGCGATTGGTTAGGAGCGGAAACACCATGACTTTACTCAGATGTTCTTTCAGCGTTGTAGGCGCCGCCTCATCGCACTCACAGTACACGGTGTAAACAACCCGCTTGCGGTCCCTGGAGAACCACCGGTTATAGAGACACCTGATTGTCGATTCTTGGCAGAGGATTCGGAAGGAAAACCCAGCGTCTGTTCGGATTAAATAGCTCGACAAATCGTCGCTACTTGTCTCACGAACGTAGACCTTTGCTCCTTTGAGATCCTCGTATTTATTGAATGCTGCCTCGATGACGTGTTGAAGAAGTACCCGCATGACATTTCACTTGGAGAGGTAGTGCCGCATGGTGAACGCACGTGCAATCAGATACAAGCAGAACGCCGTGCGAACCGATGCGATCACTGCTTCGTTTTTGACCTTCGTCCCATCTCGGACATATCTTTCGACTTTGTCTTTGATTTCCATGAGCTTCGGATCATTTGCTCTGGATGAGGTGTAGGTCCCTCGAATCTTCGAGAGGATGCTGACCAATCCCTCTTTATGCCTGAGCAACTTGCTGTTCTCACTCAGGTACTCGAATGCATGTTCCATGATCAAGTTGACGAGCTTGTCTGCTTCGTTATTCTTGAAATGGGTGTAGTTTGCGCTGAACCAATAAAGGAAATCTTTGGTGACGTGTGGCGGTGCTGTTTGAACAGCGTTTGCAGTTACGTCTAAAAGCTCTTCTCGCACAAAGGAGTTTTTGTCAGGGATGACAGTTTTGATATAACGCGTATAAGACGATAGGCTGTTGACTTTGTCTTTGAGGATGGTCTCCCCATCGATCTCGGTCATCGTCGAACTGGAGCCGATTTTGGTGCCTTGCTGGTGCACATTAATGAACACCGAGTAGATGTTGCGCACCATGGACTTGATTCGACCCTGGATATCGTTGAGCATCCGCACCACGGCATAGTCATCATCGAGTTTGTCGATGGTCTTGTACCAGATGCTGGATTCGTCAATGATGTCTTCTGAGCGCATTCGAAGCGCAGCGCCCCAGCTCCCGGTTGCCTTCAAAATGAACCGGTTGCTCAACTGAGCGTAAGTGGCTTTGGCGGTTTCTTCGTTGGCCGGGTACTTGAAGAAGTTGTAAAGAATCGAGGTCAAGAACCTGTAATTCAAATACAGCGCGACACGAATCTTCGCTTCTCGCTTTTGTTCTTTTGACAATTGCGGTGAATGATGAATAGCATGCATCAACCACACACAAGAGATGTTGAAAATGTTCGACGAGATCTTGAATTCAGGATTGATGTCTGGGAGACGATGCACCTGTTCTTTGATCACTTCTTCGTCGACTTGGAGAAGATCGAGGAAAAAGCGATCAAACTCTTGGTCAGTGAATCGGATGACATGCACACCCGTTAGTGTTCCACCGAAGAATTCGATGTGTTCAGGCTTCTTGGTGACGAACGCTTGCTCTATCTCAATCACATCTTTGACGAACGTCCGATTGAGTTCGAGATGCGCGCATTCCTTTTCGTAGATTGCTCGGATTGACTGGGGTTGTTCACCCAGATCGTTTTCGAGGCTGATGCTCAGTGGGTGATATCCAGCAACCCCGGCATCGATTTCTCGATCTAAAAGCAGGTCAACGTAGCTCATTTAGATCCCCTCCTCGATGAAGTTGCTGATGGTCATTGCACGAATATCGTTCTCAATTGCCAGTCGGATGAGTTCCTGACCGTAACAATTGTGGTCTTCACTGTCCGCTGTCACCAGACACGACTTGGCCCGCTGTTCATCATTCATTGAAATGACAGCGCTATAGAACCGTGTCACATCCGTGAAATCTGCTTGAGTGGTATCAGTGGCATAAACCAGCCCAAGCGGGTTAGCGACAGGGGTCTCGTAGTAGTTGACCATCGCTGCGAATAAACCGATTCGATTTGCATCGTCGATTTGTTGGGACTCCAGGACGATGCCCTTGTCAGTCACTTCTTTCTTGTATTCTTTGTTTAATAAATCAGCGCATTGCTTGGCCAAGTCTCCTTGGACTACCAGGCCGGTGCCTAACAGAAAATCCTTGAGTACCCCAGTTTTGTTTTCTTGAGTGGCGTTTGTCGACATGTCTGTTCCTCGTTTCTTTTTTTCGGGCTGATCAGCGGTAGCCGCCAATCAACAGCCTGAGATACCGGCGATATGTCGTTTCATCATTCATGAAAGCCACAGCTTGCCAGTTGTTCAGTAGGTAGTCCTGATAGTTCTGTTCGGCTTCTTCGTACTTCTCAAGAATACCCTTGAAGATTCCGATGTTAAAACCACCTCTCAACTCACCGACATCGATTTCTATGACAAGTGTGTTGTAGATGTAGCTTTTGACGGCATGCTCAACCAACTTGCAAAACGCAGGGTAGCTTTTGGGTTGGATGTCCGAGAGTTCGTCGTCATTGGAGACGATGCATCGCACGAATGCGTTGGAAGGAACACTCACCACGTCTCGGATCATCACGGTGTTTTCAGCAACCAACCGAGCCGCAGCAGTAGAGACAACAGGGATCTTGTCGAGAGCAGCCATCATCCCGAAGGCGTTTGACATGGCTGCTGAGTTGTCTGCTGTGTCGTAGGAACTGCCCCATCCACCAGACACGCCGCCGTTGATACCTGCGACCTGAAGCGGGCTGAGGTATGCCACGTGAAGCACACTCATGATGCTTCGTCCTTGCGTCCTGCTCTTGGGGATGTGAACCACTGTGGTTTGCGCATCCGGTTGTTGGAAGCTGAGACCCGCCAGAGGGATCAATACCTGAATGCCACCGACTAAATTACAATCCACCAACACACGGGGCTTCACCACGAGTGTCATGATTTGTTCGTCGATGTTACTCCTGGAAAGCACACCCCACGTGGTTTGTCGATCAATGAAAGCTTTTTCAAGTAAAGCTCGCGGAATTCTGTAGTGCAGTTCTGCTATTGCTTTGCGAATGGCGGACATATCTGGGTCACTCCAATTTTTTACACTACTACATTATAAGGTAGTGGTTGATAAATGGCAAAGCCCTTGCCATCATCGTTGCATCAAATGATTCAACGACTACCCCAAAAGGTAGGTCTGCTCGCAGACCTTTTTCTTTAACAAACAGACCTCAGTCGAACATGACCCAATCCAAACCTACTACGCTGGACCTTCCTTTTAATGCGTGCGAAGTTCCAAAAAGAATGGCAAGAGCTGGTATGTGGGAGTACGCTATTCCTACGGGCAATGCTGGTAAATTCTCGAAGGAGAAGGGTAGCCTGCTGACTATCAAGGATCTGGTCAACAAAGCGGTTCTCAAACCTGAACTAATGACCATGCTGTATCAGATGGCATATAGTCGTTCAAACTGCGTCTTTTGTGGCAAGATAGTTGAGCGAGAAGGTACGTTGTATCTGGACATGGCCATGTACGACAAAATCCGCTTGAACGCCATGGAGGAGATCACACTCACTGCGACGGAGCGAATGCAGATGAGCCTGATCAATTCTCGCTCGCAATGGTATCGTTACGATGAGCTTTGGTTTGAATTTAAGTCGACGGGCAATCCCAGTATCCCTGAGAGCATATCGATTGATTTCTACTACGATTACATGCCTGGGTACATGGACGATTTCCTGGTCAACCAAGGCAAACCCATCGTTTCACTCAATATTGTTTTGAAAACTGGGGACTAAATCGACAAAGACTTTAGTAAAAAACTACGCTGAGCGGACATCCCTTGAAGGGGTGTCCCTTATGCAGTTAACCAACACATGTTTATCCAACAGGAGTTTTTGTGCGTTTACCCAATGATTTCAACCCGTTCGCTGAGCTGCAAGTTTACGCCCGCGAGACTCTGGACCTTGAAGACACCGGCACACTTATCGAGCAGCGTCTCGGTGACAAGCTACTGCCTCCGCCACAAGGTGTCTACGTGACAGGTGTCCTGGAACCGATCATGGTGCCGGGTGGGCGATATTTCGCACGTGTTCGTGACCCAGCCACTGGTAGCGTGCGGGTGCTCGAAGTCAAGACGCTCAAGGGGTTGAAGAATACTTCGGTGTTCAAAGTGAACGGCAACCCAGATACCTACTTCCAACCGACAAAGGACTGTACTGGCTCTTTCATGGATCAGATGGTTCGCTGCACGGATGAAGAGCTTGTTCTCACACAAACACATGTGAACAATGCCAACTATCAAGTGTCCAATTATCCGTTCTTACCTTACCGGGGCATCTACCTGGCAGAACTGATGATCCAGGACACCATCGCGTTTGCGGTTGACTACCCTTATGCCGATTTCGGTCTTTTCGTGGATGGGTTGAGAAAACACATTCGTGAAGAATACTGGGAAGACTGGGATTCGATTAGGAGTGACCTCGAAGCAATCACTTCAGACCTAAAGGCACAAGTTCTGGAGTTCATCGGGAATTACAAGTGGCATCTGTACTTCTGCACCAATCGACCTGGCGGTGCTATCATGATCGAGAAATCGATCGATTGGCGAGCACATCAGTGGAATCAAGAGCAAGCCCGCGAGCAGCAGCTCGCTGAGTTGGCTGAGCTACCCTCCAACGAATTCTTACGGAAGAAATAAACCATGACCGTCAAGCATTATGTCTTGTCGTTCGAGGCAGCCAAGGCATGTCTGGAGATGTGCTTGACGCAAGGTTATCGCTGCCACGACGATGCATGCATTGAAGAAATCAATGCATGCTTGAAGCAATTCATCGACACCGTACTCCGTGTCAACTCCACGCACTCCGAGATGGTGGCGGTTATACTCGCGGAGCTGATCAACTCTGGTAACTCGACCGACACTGCTCATGATGTTTGCGACCGCCTCATCGCTCTCGTCATGAACGACATTTACAAGTGGGTCGATGACCCGCAAGCCATCACCCGCATCGGAGTAACCAAGGTGTTGTTTGAGGGGAGTTTCGTAATCGAGGTGCACTACGAGGGTTGGTAACAGAGATGCGTACGTTTTTGATTGACTTTGAAGACGCCCGTGATTTAATTGACCGATGTATTTTAGTTGCGGCGAGAAAGCCTAACCCTGACCGATTCTTTGAACTCGTATTGAAAAGTGTGCTGTGCACAAATTCCTTGGACATCAGTAGCCGGGAGATGTTCAAAATGCTGTTCGATGACAACTTCTTGGACGGGCATTTTGACAGGGCACTGTACGACAGAATTTACACGACGGTACTTAGTCGTGTGACGGATCATTTCCCAAACTACACCACCACCTACCGAGGATACTGTGCACTTTACAAAGACATCATCCCAAAAAACCAATACGCCACTATACACCTCAGTGAGCCCACCTATCATCGCGTATCCCGTTGTGATGGACATGGAAGAGTTCCAGCATTTCTCAGGCCCTTTCCAAGAGGGCTTGTGTCTCACGACTGACCTGTTCCCAAACTTTCTAGAATCTGCGGTCTTGTTGATTGTTCAAGACTACCACCCTGAGAAATCACCCGAGGACTATTTCGACAGCTATACGCGACTCATGGACACCTGTGAGTACGAAATTGGTCAAGGAATCGGTCGCTTCGGAACAGGCATTACTGAGGGCGTTTCTAAGGAACTGTACGGTGGGGTGTTTTTCGATCTGATGCATCGGCTCACGATGTTTGCCATCGACTACATTCGTGATCGTTTAGGCGATCAGTGGGTGGTGGACATTAATACACCCGTCAAGGTCACCACGACCTGTTGCAATGATCTACTGTCTTTTAAGGTAGCAGTACGAGATGACTCGGATATTTATTGAAGTGGATGATCTGGAAGACACGGTTAGAAGAATAGCAAATGATCCTCGTCTTCCTACCATCGATGTGGGCGCTGTTATCAGTAGCGTCCTCGACTTAATGTTTTACCAACCCGCATATGACGATGAGCAGATCTGCGAGTTCTTACTGCAGTTTGGCATCATCAGCGACCGTTTAGCCCCGACTTCATCAATGGGTTTGCTCGTTGTAGAGATTTTGGGCCCATTAATCTTCAAGCTACGATCCGCGTTCATGTCGGTGGTGAACATCAACGACATGGAAAACGCGTACATGGATATACGTTACGAAAGGCATTGGCAGGGAAATGTCGTCATCCGAACAGAAGCCAGGGCAAGTCCCAGAGATACTGACGGTTTGCCTTATTGATCCTGATGAAAGAGTAGTGGAGATTGAGGCAGATCACGACGCTAAAGAGCTGACCATTGATACGTTGATGGAGTGGCTCGTATTCGCAGGTGAGCACGGGGTGGAATCGCTTAAGAAAAAACTTGAGCAAGATCTATCAAATGAACTGCCACTAGCAAAGATCGATGCAATCAAGGTCATGGTTAGCTACTACGCAATGTTGATTGGGACATTGCTGGTGGATTTCCATGATTTTGGGGTGGTGGTCAAAGGGCGCATCTTGTTCGCCCCGTTCAAGATCAAAAACAACCTAATCTACCTGGTGAACCATGACAGCGTCACGCCCGATCATCTTGGACATCACCTGCGCTGATGAAGCATTTCGTGACAGCGCAGCGTGCGTGGGCGTTCAGATCTACCCTTACGAAGGTGGTCTTTACGCCGATGCATTTTACCAAGCGATGAAGCTGATTGAAAACCCAGCCATCGCAATCCAATTCAGCCTATTCCTTAATAAGGTGGCCCCTAATCCGCTCGACATCAACTCGGGCGAGCTTTCTTTTGCTTATTGGACGATGTGTCGACTCTACACACACCTAGTGTGCGGCATTCGGCAAGTCATTCTTCAGAGTGAAAGAATGCTCGCCTTAGGCACAACTGAAATGGTCCAGCGCTGTGCTTTTGAAAAGTACAAGCTGGGGTGTATCTACGTTCAACCAGGAATCCCATGCTCTACGACCTCAAGCTGAAGTCCAGCTACAACTTCTCCCTGCTTGCACCGAACATCATTGGTGCAAGCTACCTCAACGCGACGGTCGTTTCTTTTTTTGACTATGCGACTGCTTCAGCGTTTGCTGGTGATCTGGCAGCAACCCATGCTGCAGTGTATCCGAGCTTACCGGTGGGTACACCGAAGAATGCGAAAGATCTAGATTACGTCCGGATCAAGACAAGCGCCGGGGACTACCGGGTCCTGGCACTGAATTGGATTGCATCACAACCCGTACTGGTGGTCAACAAGGTCGCTCAAATTCTGGTTCGAGATGCTTCGGCAGAAGATCTTTCCAGACTGCGCTCGATGATGGTGCAGAACGGCTTCACTGATTTCTCTGTCCAATTCATCGAAACTGGGACAGGAACCCCCTGATGTAGGGGTTTTACCCTATATGTTATGCACCACGCTCCATGCCGGGGAAGGTGTGAAAGAAAGCGACTCTTAGGGGGAGCAAGCATTGCCGACGCGGAACACGCATTTGGCAGGAACGACCGACACCTAGACAGGCACGCTCTTATAGTGTACACACCCTTGTCTCTAGCCGATTGTTCCTTAGTCACGTGCCTTGGAGAGGCTCCGTGATGCTTGTATCCCCCTAAGACTAGCCTATGCCGGCTATATAAAACATATGTTTTGGGTTACTTGCTAAAGCAAATGCTGTTGATCTTGGCCGTTTTTTTATGCCGATTCATGCGAGCCGCGCGATCGTTTACGAAGCGCAGCGCAAGACGTACGCCCTAAGTGACCAAAGCGGTGGTGATGGCAGGGTGGTGGTTTGGCGCCAGGGCGGGAAGCGGGATGCCTCTGCGTGGATGAATCGGGTCCCCGGTTTGTGCGGCCGGCATGAGCACAGGGTCAAAAACCCATCAGCTCCGGGCAAGAAAGAGACAGTGCAATGGCAAGTATCCTGCATAGGGAGTGATGGGGAGGCAACTCCCCATCACTCCTTTTATGCCGTATTTTTTTGTGGCCTCAAGAAAAACTACCCACTCTCTGAATCTACTGAGCTAAACCTGCCTGAGAAAAAACATGGAAAACCCGTTTGTTGATCATGTCGATAATTACAAGAGAAACCTCAATCCCCTTAAGCACTATGCTCAACAACAAGCCTATTATCTCAGCGTCACCACAGGTGATCGGTATGACGATTGCTTGAATTTTGTTAGAACTTCTCTTAGGCCGGGCGGCATCTTCGAGTATAAAGATGTCAAGATGGACTACCTCCAGCGAGACGAAACAGGAGATCGGCATCTGGTCGAATCTACTGTTCGAGAGTTTCTGACGGAGGTCATCAAAAACGAAGAAATACTGGCCCCAACTTTTACAACCTACATCCCGACAAAAAAGAAAAGGTCGTACCTTGGAGTGGAGATTGGTGAAAACATCAAAGCACGTAACGTTGCCAAGAAAGCGATGTTCGCGGCTGAAGCTGCTGAGGATAAGTTCGGGTATCAGTTCTACCATTCGGAACAAACGAATCGAAAACTGTCGAATAACGCTGTGAGCGGCGCGCACGTCACGCCGTCGACCCCACTCTACAACAAGACCGCGCACTCTACGCTTACAAGTATCTGTAGGTCGACCAGCGGTTACGGGAACGCTAACAATGAGAGGCTCTTGACGGGTAACCGACATTACCGAAACTGGCTGATCACAAAGAACAACATTGTTTCGATCATTGCAAACACGGACTATGATCAGCTCGATGCTGCCATTACGAGGTACGGTCTCGCCTACCCTACTGCTGAACAAGCTTCTGAATGCATCAAGTATTCAACCGATCTCTATTGGCTCAACAAGACGCGTACTGCTGAGATATATGAACTCTTGAAAAAACTAACGCCGTCCCAAAGAGCGGCTGTGGTTTACACAGGTGACTTCTACCACCTGATGAAATACAACGAAGAGTTCATCAGAACGTTTTTGACGAAGCTGATTGCTAAAATACAGCTGCCATGCGAATTTCCTTTGGCGGTGATCAAGGCTGCTCCTGAGAGTTACGTCGAACTGGCTCACCAAATCTGCACCCTCGAAGTTGTGGGGATTGGTAAGAAATACGCATTGATCGAAGAAGATGATCGAATTCACACACTGGCTTCGACGATCCTGAACATTGGTCGGGTAGTGGTGGAGTATGCCGACCTGATCAAAACATTCATTCGGACAAACAACCTACCTCCTTCAGTAGCATATTTCCCGGAAAGCATTCGCAGAGCTGCGGTGACTTCCGACACAGACTCTACCATTTTCACAGTGCAGGACTGGATTATCTGGTATTGTGGTGGGATCGATTTCACCCCTACTGGTATTTCTATTGAAGCGGCGATGACGTTCATTGCATCGTCCTCAATCACACATGTGCTGGCGGTGATGTCAGCAAACATTGGGGTTGATAAAAGCAAGTTGTTCGACATTGCCATGAAGAGTGAGTTTCGCTTCGATGTGTTTGTTCCGACGTTATTGGGTAAGCACTATTACGCGGCGATTGGTTGTCAAGAAGGAAACGTGTACGCCAAACACAAAACTGAAATCAAGGGCGTGCATTTGAAGAATTCCAACATCACCAAGAAACTGACTTCTCGTGCAGAAGAGATGATGGTCGAGATCATGCAAACCGTGATGAGTGGAAAGAAGATCAGTCTGTTGAAGTATTTGAAGGAGATCGCTGACATCGAACGCATGGTCATGCGTGGTGTACACGAGGGCGATAGTGATTTCCTGAGGTCGGGAAGTATTAAAGATCCGGAATCCTACACCAAAGATGAGGAAGACAGCCCTTATCAACATCACACATTCTGGAACACCGTCTTCGGATGGAAGTATGGCGAAATGGAAACGCCCCCGTATTCCACGCTGAAGGTTAGTCTTAATTTGAGCAGTCGGAAAAAACTACTGGCTTGGATTGAGGGCATTGAAGACAAAACGCTGGCGGATAAGCTCTCAGTCTGGATGAGCAGCAAAGAAAAAACAAACTTCAATACGTTCTATATCCCGGTGGACATTCTGGAAGCGAGGGGATTCCCGATCGAGTTGGTATCTGTGATTGACTCTAGGCGCACGGCGCAGGAGCTTTGCAAAGCGTTCTACATCATCTTGGAGACTCTAGGGTTCTTCACGATGGGGGAAGGGCGCGTCCAACGTCTCGTCTCTGACTATTACTGATACGTCAGAAAACCCAGTTCGCAGCCACCATCGGCACGAACTGGGTTTTCACAACTTATGTCGTCAAAATGCGAGTGCCTGTTTTCTCCTCGATGTTTGAGATGTATCCTAGAAACAGCTGATGAATCTCTTTACCCATCTGAGCGAGCACCATGTCTGCCGCACCCCAAGACCGAATTGCTCTTGCGAATGAGTTCACCGTGTCTTGATTTCCCTTGTACTCCTGGTCATGCGCGACATCGCACAAAAACGAGAAGTGCTTTATTCTGCTCAAGAATAAAGTCCAATCAACCTGTCGAGTAGGCATGATGTCTGGGATCACCAATGCTTCGGACATGTCTTCGAAATCAAATGCCTTCAAGTTCTGGAGGATACCTGCAAACTCTGGAGCTTTGCGTGTGATATTGATCAGCATTTTATCGACTGCAACGTCGACATAATACGTGATGTCAGGAATGGCGATCTGCAATCCCTTCTGTGGATCGATTGGCTCCGCTTCCGTCCCCGTGTAACGATTGATGATTTTGTTCATCAGCTGTAACTCGACTTGTCGCCTCAGCATGTTTGGTAGAACGTACCCACCAATAAATTCACGGACACCCCTGCGCTGCGTGATGGGTTGTGCAAGCTGATGTCGAACAAAACAATACCACTGAACCATCAACAGGGGTACGTGGATAGAAATGACAGAGGGTAGCGATGTGAAATCAGCCGCGGGATAGTTGCTGCCCTTCGGCACACGGTAGTGAATACTGTCGTCGTGTATCAGAACGGGGTTCACTGCGGCGATATCTTGCCAATCCAGGCGCGCTGCTTCTAGGTCGAAGTAGTCTTTATACGCCAGTGTGATTTCAGGGCCTTCTTGACGATAATACGCCGCCTTGTAGTTGCGCCCTGGAGAGTCGAATGTTGTATAGCCCAGGACTTTTGCAGTACCCACAGCTTCGACATTCACTGCATCTAAATAACGATCAAGTGGGAGACGTAGCGGGGTAGCAATCGTGTTGATCAGTGTGATGAGGGGGTGTCCTCCATTCACTGGGGTCCTTGCAGTACGATGGTATTGAACAACCTGCTCAACAATGCCGGCGATTCTGCCGCGCACGACAGGCCACTGTTCTGGAGTTGAGCTTGGGTATTCCAAATAAGTGGCTGTTCTAAAAAGAGGGATGGACATGCTGCAGACCTGGGTTGTATTTTCTTGGCGTTGATGAACGACTCAGTTTATTTCTTTTTTCTACACGCCTATATGTTGTGAGGAGTGGGTGACTTAATCGTTATCGCTTTTCCGCCTAGGGTGAAAGCCTTGGGTGTATCACTTGCGGTGATGTCAAGTACAGCTTTTTCGGTTTTAGGCAAACCTCATGCGTGAAAAAGTACAATGCAGAATTTTATAGCACTGTACTATACAAATGAGGACCTGCACACAAATGCATGCGCCTTAACCTTTCTTGCTGTGATGCATCACAGCCTCTTCCCCGGCATTTTCTAGAAAGCCAAAGAATCATGACGACGCAAATTCCCGAACTCGATCTGCTCGGCTCCACATTCGGCCCCGCCGCGATCAGCCAGATCGACGGCCTCATGCAGCAGGCCCACCAAGCCGTGAAGAAGGCATGCGATGAGCTGAGCCTGCCCGCCGTCGGCATCCTCTCGACCATGGTCTATGACCACCGCGCACAAGGCCAAGGCGCCATCAGCGCCATCTACGTGGTTCTGGCACGCGATACCCGCCGTGCTGTCGCCCCGATCTGCCTGGCTGCCACGAGCAGCGAACTGGCCCCGCAGATGGCCGAGCACGCCGGCACCCGGTACGAAGTCCCCACCTTCGCCGCCGATGCCCTGGACGACGTGCTCTATCAGCTGCTGGGCAATTACGCCCAAGTCACGCTGAAGGCGCAAGATCCGGCCGTGAGCGTCGGCGTCGATCGTGCGCTGATCGTCCAAGCTGCTCCGATCTTCCGCTGGGATGACGAGGCGGCCGTCAAGCGCCTGGTCGCCGATGTGGTCATCAAGCTCTCCAACCGGCTGACGCAGAAGGTCGAACTCGACCTGTCCAAGCTGACCCGCAGCCAAATGCTGGTCAGCACGGTGGAAACCGGCGGTCACACGCTGGTGGCCTCCGACGGTCGCCCGGTCCGCTCGGATCTGTCGGTCCGCACGACGGTGAACTCGACCCAGAGCCAGCCGAAGAACGGCAGTCGCAACAGCGGCGCGGTCTCACGTCCGCTGGGTGAAGTCCACGGCTACATCGACTTCTTCCACGTCGGCCGTCAACCCAACCCGCATGGTCAGCTCGATGCCAGTGGTCGACTGGTTCTCCAGAACCCGTTCCAGGCTCGGATGGTGATCACGCAAGTGACGCCGCGCATCAACGCTGGTCTGGCTGGCGTGATGCTGACCCTGGCATCGATGACGGCTGTGGCGACGAACGGTTCGTGGATGGGCAGCCTGGCCAATCGCTCGGGCGGCCAGAAGTTCCGCGACATCGGTTCGCTCAACATCGAAGGCAACCTGGCCCAGGACACCAGCGGCTACGGTGAAAAGGTCATCACGCAATCGGCCAGCTTCAGCAACCAGGAACTGCACCAGTTCCTGTCGGCAATGCTGCGCCCGAGCCTGATGTTCTCGATCCGGCTGAGCCGCGGCTCGGTGGACTCGCTGCATCTGGACGTGCTGACGCGGGCCGCGCAAGGCGATCCGCGCTCGATCGACCTGGTGCGTGCGGCATGTGACGAACTGACGGGGGGTGCGTTCTCGAACCACTTCAAGTCGGGCTCGATCTTCGTGTCGAACGGCCGCGAGCCGGAGTACACCCATCAGGGCTACTTCACCGACAGCAACGGCGTGCTGCGTGACATCGCTGAGCTGGACTACCTGACGCTGGTGGGCATGGCTCCCACGGACAAGACGCTGGGTCGTCGCTACGCCGAGACCGTGCGGCGTGACGAGCTGCCGTCGTCGATGCGCATGGCTGCGCGCAAGAACCTCATCACCGAGGTGTGCGGCGCGCAGATCACGATCACCGATCACGATCGTGTCGCCACGTTCACCAACGACCTGATCTGGTCGCTGATGAAGAGCCTCGAAGAAACGCGTGTGGCACGTCAAGTGAACGCCACCAACCCGTTCGCAGACTACGTCGGCGAGCTGCAAGCACCGACCTGGCTCAACCAGGCTGTGTACGACAGCAACGCCGGCAACGTGTGGCAGAACACGCGCGGTCCGGGCAACTTCCAAGCCAGCCTGTCGGCCTGGTAAGCTGGTCCGAAGATAACCGTCATAGAGACTCGTCTTTGCGACGGTTACAGCAAACTGGGAGGGGCTCGCGCCCCTCCCTTTTATGCCTTAGCTTTCTTTTTTTTTGCACTCACTGCAAAAAACCATGGACATGTACTATAGAGATGAAGTGTATTCTTTATGATGCGCTTCACAATTGAAATCCTTTCACCGAGGCAACCCAATGGGCGTCATTCTTCGAACCATCGACCAGCAAAAGTTGTATGAATCGATACAAGGGACTACAGGGGTAGTGATACTCAACGATGTCTTAACGGTCACGGAAGCAGACAGGGCAAAGGCACAACGCCTGACCATGCATGTTCACGAACGTGACCTGATGACGAACGAAGCAACGTGTTTCTGCGAGAACCTTCGCACAACACGAAAGATCGGGATGATCTGCCCAGAGTGCAAAACTGCTGTGGCTGAGCCGTTCTCCAAGAAACTGAGGAGTCGAGTGTGGTTCCGTGCACCCGAGGGTACGCGTAGCCTGATGAACCCACACATTCTCGGCATGATCGCTGAGCACTTCAAGAAGAGTGGCTTCAGCTTCATCGAGTGGATTGTCAACCCGAGCTACACCACGAACAAAGAAGCCCGTCTGAGGGACTGTCAGACGCTTCTCGACCAAGGAATCCAGCGCGGCTGGAATAACTTTGTCGACAACTTCGATCGCTACATGGGAATCATGTTCAGCAGTCGGCTGTTTCGAGACAAAGACGGGACTGACTTGAAAGAGTTACTGTCCCTCAAGCGTGATCAAATCTTCACGCAATTCATTCCACTGCCGAACAAGGCAACACTGATTGTGGAGAAATCCAACAGTGGTGTGTATGTGGACAAAATCATCGCTGGTGCGATTGACGTTCTGAAAACAATCACAGGCATTGACACTCCGTTGTCGTCCTTGTCACCGAGACACAAGGAACGACGAGCTGCGACGGCGTTGTTGAGGCTGAGTGAGTTCTACACTGACTTCTTCAAAGATTTCTTCGCATCGAAGAGTGGCGTGTTTCGCCGGCACGTTTACGGCACACGAGGTGACTTGACCATGCGGTCGGTGATTGTGTCGATCACTGTGGCACACGAATACGACGAGCTACACTTGCCCTGGGCGCCGTCAGTCGTGACGTTCAAGCTGCACCTGACCAACAAGCTGATGAAGCTTGGGTACACGGTGTTGGAGATCGAGGAAATCCTCAGGACCGTGGTGAAACGGCCTGCGGCTGGGAATCAGAAGCATCACGAATGGCACCAACTCATTCGCGTCTTGCTCGACGAGCTGATCGCGGAAGCGCCTGGCGGCTACTTGCCATTCTACTGGAATCGAAACCCTATCCTTGGGCGAGCCAGTTGTGAGCTGATGCGCGCGACACGGATCAAGGACGATCCGGATGATCAAACCATCGGGATGAGCATTCTGGCCGTTACTGGCTTCAATGCTGACTTTGATGGAGACCAAATGGCTGGCGGTTATATCGCTGACGTTTGGATGGCTGATCGAATGAAGAATTTGAGGCCCCACAAAAACATGTTCGATCCGATGAAGCCTCGCCAGCTCAACCGAATGATCAACATGCCCAAGCCTGTAGCAGCCACCATTGATTCCTGGTGGAGATGGCCGAACGAGCGTCCGCCGAATCAAGAGGAAATTGCATTCGCCTCCCAATTCGAATGCTAAAGACCGTGAACTGAAAACAAGAAGGAACCCGCATGCAACTTTCTACATGGGCACCTAACGGACAAGCGGAATTCAATGCCCTGCTTTATCCGCAGCAGCACCCGAATGTAAAGAGATATTTGGAAAGGCAATACGAAAATCTCCGGGTTGGGGCGCCAGAATACGAATTCTACATGCAGGCCAAGGTCGTGCATGATTCGTACTACAGTGATCAAGCGGCTGAATTTGCGCGACAAGTCGCACTCAGTGCTGCACAACCACACAACAAGGAACACGTGGGCGCCACGTACATCTTACCGCTTTTTGAACTGCAGGAATTCCAAGAAGCGGGCCCGGCAATGCAGCGCTGGGCGATGGCCAATCCTGTTGTGCGTGAACGCTGGCATGGAAATCTATGCGACGGTTGGAGTGACACTTACTTCGACCAGCATCCGGGTGATGTTGGAAAGACGCATTACGACTTCATGATGGTCACCGACGGGGTTGTGCAGACCTCCGTAAATGAAAAGGATGAGGCTGGTTGGTCCTACACCAACTACTCGTTTGAAATGATGGAGGGCGATCGCCCGCTGACAATCGCTGAAAAGAGTGATCTGCAAGCGTGCTGGTTGGCGATTGAAGAACTCATGAAAGGTGAGATCGACCCAACCAGCGTCTATGGTGAGCGGTTGTAACCTGATCATTTGAGCCAAGCACCATAAGACTATGCTGCAGGTGGGCTGGATACGCTCCACCCACCTGCAGCTTTATGTCTGAGGTTCTTTTTTCTACACAAGAAAGGCACTTATGACTGCAATTGTTGTCCCCACTTTCACGACACAAGGCTGGGTTACCGATTTACCAAGCAAGGTGGATTCTTTGCTGGCCCATGCATTGGTCGCCGAAGACATTCAAACCTACTGCTACCCTGGTGAGATTTGCTCGATCACCAAACAACTCCAACTCACTGGAAACAAAGCAATCCCTTCGGCGAGAATGCTAGAGGATCGCTTAGGAACATTTTTCAAACGACATTTCGACAGCGCCCGAGTCAGCGTGGAAGTGGCGGATGAGGATGATTTAAGCAAGACTGCAAAGTTGCGGATCTTGATTGAAGTCAACGACAATGGCGTCAAGCGGGTGGTGGGTAAGCTACTCGAAAGCAGTGACGGTAAAGTCAAGCAGTTCATCGACTTAAATAACTAGCACGACATATCTAGTGTAGCGGCATGTCTGCTGCTTTTAGGTACGTTCATCAGGAGTGAGAAATGGAACTGAGTAAACTCAAGTCAGTGGTTGCAGAAGACACGCTCGACCCGATCACGCGTTCCCGGCGCAAAGAGCTGGCGCAGCGCGTACAGTTTGCGCGAAAACACATGAATGAAGGCAATCAAGCCCTCATTCGCACATTCCCTGAATTCCTGTTCAAGCGGGATTTCTTGGATTGGATTTCTGGGCAACCCGTCACCTATCCCGACCAACGCATGGCGATGTGGATCGAACTCACGGGAAGTCCCTGGATGCCGATCAACCTGACGGGTCCGGACGGCAAGGTCACGATTCAAGTGCCTGCCCTGCACAATTCGTTCAAATTCCAGCCGCAAAACAACCTGGAGAACCGCGGCAGTGCTGGAGCTGGCGCAATGCGCGCGCACCTGTACGCGCAGGTTTCGCCCACCCAGGCCAACACGATGTTGGAAAACGTGCTCTATGAGCGCGTGCTGAACATCGTGGCGCCCGAAGAAGACATCGCGGAGCATGAGAAATGGCGAAAGCTGTACGCTCACTTCGGTATCGATATCGACAGCATCGGCAAGGTCAAGCCGAATGAAGCAAAGCCGGCTGCCGATAAGCCGAGTGATGATGGTTTGGAGATTGAGTGGTAAAGCGAGTTCGTTGGGGTTTGGTGAGTGATGTTCATCTGTTCCACAAGAACACCCCGACTACACACACGCTGGCTGGGTTAGACAAGTACATCACAAACAGCGACTTTCTATCGACGATCGACATTCTTGCGATTGTTGGGGATTTATTCGACGATCAAGAAAGCTTTGAGTCCGAAGACGCGCAGGCCGTGCTTGTCTGGATTTCAAAGATGCTCTGGCTGTGCTCTAGACACAACGTGATACTGTTGGTTCTTGAAGGGACTATTAGCCACGACTGGGGGCAGTCGACAAACATCATGACAATCCACGAGATTCTCAAGCAGAATCCTGAGTATCGTGGGAACGTCAGGTATGTGAAGACAGTCAGTATTGAAAGAATTGAGCCGTTCGGTATAGACGTGCTCTACATTCCGGACGAAGTACACCACGACAATGCGGACACTTGGTCGGATGTGGTGGAACTCATGCAGTCCAAGCAACTGACCGCTGTGGATGTCGCGCTGATGCATGGGATGTTCAAATACCAAGCACCGCCAATGACCAAGCCACATGCGACGCATGATGAAGCTAACTACTTGGGCATTGTTCGGTACTTCATCTCCATCGGACACATTCACCAATATTCAAGCTACGAGCACATCTACGCTCAAGGCTCGTTTGATCGTGGTTGTCATGGTGATGAAAAACCAAAGGGGTTCTTGAGAATTTGCATGGGTGGTGGTGAGCCACTGGATGTTGAATTCATCGAGAACAAAACGGCTAAGAAGTACGTCACTTACACGTGGCTTGGCACTGATCTTGAAGATGGGTTCCAATACATCTTCAAGAAAATAATGAAGCTGCCGGACTACAGCCATGTGAGAATCAAAACGACGCGAAGCAACCCGATGTACCAAGCATTGGGTGTACTCAAAGATAGATGGCCTTTTATTCATTGGAAGATCGAAGCCAATGACGAGAAGGAAGTCGCAAGCGATGTAGCAATTGTCGAGGAAGACGAGTACACCGCACTGGTGATCAACTCTACTTCTATTTCAAAGCTGGTGAGTGACCGTTTGCTCAAGCAGCAGCATTCCCCTGGAATGATCGAAACCATTCTGAATAAACTCGATGAGGTGATTTAATGGACTACGCGGCCCTGTCCAAGAGGACGATGAGTTCTTATCCGCTGTCGATCGGGACGGCAATTTCTTTTGAGTCATTTGGGATGGGGCCCAATCCGGCGTATGATGCGGCCAGACCCATTCCAAATCACGTCGAGTTGGCGAAGTATGACCAGTTCTGGGTCAATCTGCTGACGCTGTTTAGAAACATGATGGGAGCTATTGCTCCACAAGGATCGGGCTATAGCATCGATGCGGCAGATCTGGCCGAAGCATTGTTGCAGGAAGCTGAAACAATTGTGGAGATTGCAAAGCAGTACAGCCCATCAACAAAAGTGATATTCTATAGCTCAAATTACGAAAGCATGAAGAGCAAGTATCCGCATGCAAGAATACGCGGAGACATCACTGAAAACCAGAAGCTGTACACGGCGCATGCTTCGAAGACTCTGTCGGCGCTCTATAAGCGTCGGCCGAAATCTTTGGACGTTCGACACTTCACCCGCTTGCTCGAACCCACTCAACGAGGGTCGGCGTTGATCTTGACGAACTACGCTTACGATCTGCTGGCGTGGAAGAAATTCGAAACATTAGATCTTCTAGAAAGTCACACGGGTGTTTTGAAAACCCGTGCGCTTTGGTACACCAAATTCCTCAGTGCGGATGTCACTGCAAGAATACCACTGAATAAGATGTTCCTGCAAGTATTTGGGGACAGTACCTTATTCTTTGCGTTTGATTCGCGTTCTCGCAAAGACGTAGTGGAGCTGGCTGAGAAGCACAAATGGACCTACGCAACCAGCGAAACAACCATCAGAATGAGCTTAGGTGAGTTGAAAAACCCACTGTTGGTATCTATTCTGAAAAGCATGTAGAAAATACCCTACCGCACCATTAGGTGTATCCCCTTACCATCCAAGAAACGGAGTCCCCAATGGATGACCAGACCCAAGAAGCACCCAAAAAGAGCATTTTCACGAGTGCATCGATGCGTCTTCGTGCACCCTGCCCGACTGCTCCTGGGAAGACCAGTGAATTCAGCCTGGACTTTTACAAGGGCAACCCCCGCCTGAAAGTTCGCACGGGCGACCCGGCTGACGAAGGCAACACCTACGGCATGATCGAAGCGCCGATGGACATCAGCACACTGCTGACCCTCAGCCAACTCATCCGTGACCTGGTGGCCACTGGCGAAAAGAAGAAGTTCAAAGTCACCTGCAACACCGGGAAAGACCCGGTGCTGCTGTCCTCCATTATCCTGGGGCGACACGACGATGGCCGGATCTACATCGGTATCCGCTCGGCCGATACTTCCCGTCCTGTGATCGAGTTCGTGTTCGCGCTGACGAATCAGCGTTATCACGCGATCTACGGGCAAGATGGCAAGGAAATGCCGATCCCCGAACTGAGCCAGCGCACGGCGCTGGCATGGTGCGTGGTGTTCGAAACAATGGCCACCAACATGGCTATGCAAACCTACGAAGCACCCAAGCCGCCTGAAGGTGGTTTCAAGAAGGGTGGCTTCAATCGTGGTGGTCAAGGTGGGGGGTTCAATCGTGGCGGTGGGCAAGGCGGGTTCAATCGTGGCGGTGGCGGTGGTTACAACCGTGGCGGTGCTGGCGGCAATTATGGTGGCCGACCTGCCAATAGTGGCGGTGCTGGGCAAGGTGGTCAAATGGCCGATGATGGTGACATCACGTTCTAATTGACGAGAGGTCAACTAGAGGAGTAGCTAGTAGTACGGGTGTGTTTGGTTACACACCCGTACTCGGCATTTATGCCGTATTGTAAAAAACCACAGTGATGTACTATAGAGATGACAAGCTAAAAGCCATCTCGCCCCCCACCTTCGTAAAAAAGGAAACCTTCGTGCAAATTGACTTGATCTCGACATCCGTACGCGGAAGCACAGTAGTGGTCTCTCATGGGACTGAGAGCATTGCGTGGCGCGTCAGTGAACGCGGCGACGAGCGGGTTCTGCTTGATGAGTTGGAGCCGACATTTCAACTATGCAACGAGATCTACGCAAAGATGCCTGGCGCCACACAGGCGGCGATCTTTGCTGTGATGCAGCGAATCAAAGTGCTGATCAGTGAAGAGTTTCGAACTGAAGCACTGATCCACGGTATCCGTCTACTGGCTGTCGAGCTGATGAACGCGCATGACTATGCGTTCATTCGCCGAGAAATCGGTTACGACATCCGGATCATCGTGCCGACAAAGTGCGATGTGGACTACATTGATAGCGATGAAAAACCAGGTAGTCGTGCGCAGACATTCACGCGCGGAGATTACCTGGATCAGGTCGCCGCGAGCGTCCTGATAAAACCAATGATCCCGATTTGGCTGGAGTTCGCTCACTACACCAAGGGTGAGACTGGACGTGGGTCGCGGGAAAGCTATGCGTGGGGGTTGCTAAACCTCACGTACGTGCCTGATCTACCGGGAGTGACCAAGTTGAAGGAGTACATCCAGTGCTTCTTGCAGAAAACACCCTCGTCATTGTCGGTGATGGTCACGGGGGTCGGGACTGAGGACTACCCTGAGTTGCTGCTGGCCAACGTGATGGTCAACCGTGTTGCGTATATTGATGCACTGAAAGCGAACGTCAATAGCAACGGAAAAGAAAGCAACGTCATCACCGGTATTTACTACTATATCCGCGGTGCAGCGGAAGGTGGGGGTGCGCAACGAACTGGGGCCAGCGTCAAAGAAAAGCGACCACCGACAGACTCGGACACAGGCGATAACCGGGGCTCTGTTCTTGAATCTTACAAGATGCAAGAAACCCTTGATCCTGGCATGGTCACGGCTTTGCGAGTAGAGGCCGACAACCTAGAGTTGATCTCCAGACGTTTGTTTGGGGAACTGGATGCCCACAAACAAAAGTTACTTGACATCTTCTTGGAACGAGCAGGTGAGCATGTCAACAGACACAAGCATGATTGCCAGACCATCATTGCGCAGTATGTATTGGCTGGTCTGATCCCGTGCCGTGCTTGGTCAAATTACACGGAACCGCAAACTTGCAATCTGATCGCGATCGCACAGACGTGGTTGTGGGTTGAAAACTTTCAAGTGTTGGCTGCGCTGATAGGCGCATCCGCATTGGGGGACAATCACTCCACCTACATCAGCGGCATGACATCCAGAACGCGGATACCACAAACCCATTTGGACGAGATCGAGAAGATCTTTCCGATGGCATTCGCTGAGAATGCGCAACGTGTGCGTCAAGTCAATCCCATCACGAAAGCGATCGACGCCTTGAACGACGGTCTCAGTGCTTGTGATTGGGAGATTCATTTAACCCCACAAATGACGGAGTTGTTAACCGGACATCCACAAATCAATACGCTGCAAACACCAAGCGACATCAAGAAAACACTGGCGGAACTCATCATTCGCCTGAACAAACCCTAACCCACCCAAAAAAAAGAGAACCCGCAACATGTATCCTATCGCCAACCACTCCATGTACTCCGTCAACGGCGTCGAGATCGTTCGAATTCTGATCCAGACAGCCACGGAAATGGCACCCTCGTACACACGCCCCTACGTGGCCAATGTCACCGACGAAGCCCTTCAAGTGCTGATGTCGGACATCAATGGCAGCTCGGCTATCGTGCCGGGTACGGTTGCCACGGCAGCCGGCATGATTCTGCAGCCGAGCACAGCCGCGACAGGTGAAGTCCAGATCCCCCATGGCTGGCATACTCCGCGGTATCGCTTCGTGTTGTTCGCTCGACTGCACAAACACAACGCACCACCCGTGATGCAGGTGGTGAGTGGCTACACCGAATACAAAGGCGTCTCGCACACGGGGCGACTTGACCCGGAGATGTGTTTCTTCGTCAACGGGACTGACGTGTACACCGATACATCGTCGGGAGCGCATTCTCGTGCACTGGAATCCAGCCAAGTCTTGTACAGCTTGTCCGGGCAAGGGGTCGGTGATCCGAGTCGTGAATGTCTCCAGCGACCGCAAGATGTGCTGATGTACTTCAGCAGCGATCTCGACCCGACCATGGATTTCACCGGAAACACCACGAAGTTCCTGGGAACGGTACCGATCAAGAACCACACGCGCCACAACTCTCCGGCACGCTACATGGCCGATTTGCTCTCGACAGCCAGGGCGGTTTCGAGCGAAGATGCGCTTTATGGTGCCCGTGAGCAGATCAGTGCGACCATGCATGCCAACCCGCTGATTCGAAACACGGCAGTCAGCCGTGACGGATTGATCGCGACGATCGCGGCGAAGAACGGCACCAACATGATGCGTGGTTACTTCACCATGAATGATCTCATGCTGTTGGACCCCAATGCACCCAACGTGGTGCATCCGATGAGCATGGAGATGAGCGGCGCGGGCGGACGAGACGGTATTGATTGGCGTTCTGAAGATCCCAGCACGGTGTTTGCCACGGTGATGGCTTCTGGTATTTCCTCATACATGCGCGACATGGGTGTTCACCAAATGCACTTTGTCGTGGCAACAGGAGCCGAGCCGAACATCGTCACCTGTAACAGCCTGATGGCGCAATACGACTACTCCACCCAACTGGATCGTTGGAAGTTCATCGTGAATACCGAGCTGCTCACCGCTGCATCTCAGTGCTACCCGTACGGAACTTATGTGCGGGTGGATATGACGGTGGATTTGTTTGGCATCACCACGATTCACATGTGGGTGGATGGGATTGCTGGTGAGATGATCTACAGCTGGCCGTCATTCTGCGACTCACTGAACTCACTGGCCATCAGCCGTGATCACTCTGGTGTGCAAAATCTGTACAACCAGATCGGCATTTGTCTGTCACAGGTTTCCTAAACCGTGACCAGGGGTGCTCAGGCACCCCGCCCTCTTCTCTCGAAAGCATCTATGGAACAGACTACCAATCCAACACGTGAAATCCCGCCCGGTGACGAGCCTCTGACGAAGAACAAAGTGTGGGTGGCACTGGATGACATGCTGACACAGTGCTCTTTCTTCAGGAAGGAATCCAAGCTGGTATATCATCCCAGCGAGCAGCGCCCATACGAGATCGACGACAAGGCGCTGGTGATCCCTACGCTGAATCCGAAGATTCGCAATGATGCCAACTTCATGATGTTCAACCCGCTGATCGACGGGGGTGGTGGCGTCAACAAGTGCGTGGACTTGCTCATGACCAACATGGGGAAGACACTGCATGTGCGCATGCTCCAGTTCATCAGCGAGTGCATCAGTTTGGGTGTGAACACTGGCAGTCATGCGCAATTCGTGTCTACCCAGTATGACATCCTTCAAATTCTGAAAGATGTTGACCAAACCCTGATGGATAACTGGCTGAAGGTTTTGCAAAAGCGCACCTTCAGCCAAGAAGCAGCATGCGTGTCTTTCCATCTGCGTCGCAATGGAAACGTACGTGGGAAAAACTACGGTCGAGTCTGTGTGGCCAGGTTTCCGTTCTACGAGGTCTGTGCCAAGGGAGAGCGGCGCATCGCTGGGGTTTCTTTTCGCAAGAAGGATTTCGAGACCTTCAAGAAGCTCTTCGAGTATGTCTTCCCTGGTCTGAACGATCTGGAACGGTGGTCGTTTGGCATGAACGGCATGAGCAGTGTGCAAGCCAAGGCACTGACTGTTGGCTTCCGTGAAGTGGCTACCGCCATCAACGAAGTCACAACGATGCTGGCCGATCGAATGGCGATGCCCGAGAAGTGCCTGACCAATCTGGATTGGGTGGGCACCATTCTGAGCATCGAAAACCCAGACCTGCTGGCAGACCTGCATGCATTGCCGACCATGCTGGTCTCGAAAGAAACAACAGCGGTGACACCGGTTGCCGCTCCGGCGATTATTCCGCCGAAGCGCATGGGTGAAATCCCTCCTGCTCCAGCAATCATTCCACCTCCCGAAAAGAAATTCATCAACCAACAAGTAGCACGCCCGCCCGCTCCATCAACTCCTGTGCGAGCAGCAACACCCATGACTGAAACAACCACTTCGCCTGCTGAGAAGACCGACGGGATCAGTCTGACCGAGCTTCTGAAGAAACGGGCGACAACTACGGTGATGGCTCCCTCGGTCCACCCGCAATCGACAGCTGGCGCTGCACGGATGACTGTCGATGCATCAGGACAAAGTTGGGTAGTACATCCCGACGGTCGAATGGTGGCACTGGTTACGGGTGCTGTGAATTTACCCGCCGCTGCTCCCCAAGCGCCTGTGATTGATGCCACAACGCCGGTCGACCAAGGTCCAGACGGACGGCATTACTTCCGGACGAACATGGGTCCCGTTCCTGCACGATGGGAAAACAACCGTTGGGTTCCGGCTGGTCCTCCAGTCCAGAACACGCTACCGCAAAATGGGTCACTGCCACCGACCCATCAAGTCATGCGTCAGCCTGCTTGGGCAGCGACAAACAGTGTCACGACACTCGGATCATCACTGCCACCGGCTTCTACGGGCTGGGGTGCTCCTGTTAATCCGAATGTGTCAACTGGTTGGCTACCTTCGGCTCCGGCTGCAGCAATCAACCGAGGTGGATCGGGCTGGTACAACCAGTAACCGGGTAGTGACTTCCCCATAAGGGACGTGCAACATAAATGGGAGGCCCGGCCTCCCATTTATGCCTCACCTTTCTTTTTTTTAAATGAGCAAACCTTCTTGAGAATACTGCTGAAGGATACGAATTTTATTGACAGCACCCTCACTGGGGAGGTACAACATTAATTTATCGGGAGTGAACTCACTTGGGTGGAGCATGGAGTTCACACGCATGATGATCCAATGAAATTTGACCGCCACGCCTATCTGTAAAAGATATCTGTAAAAGTCCCCGTAGTGTGGGTGGGCTTTTTCTTTGTCAATGGCCACCACTTTTGTGTCGGGGTGGGCTCGAAGGAACTCCAGGTGCGCACTCAAGACATCGAAGAACTCTTTCTTGAAGAAGATATCATCGTCTACCGCAGCCATCATGCTGTCAATCTTCATCACAAAACTCCTAAAATTTGCCGCAAGATCATTATGATTGGAAAAATATACAGGCGTGTACTATAGAGATGAACGCATGTTCACTTTGTCTTACTCCACTGGCTGGGAATACGGAAGAAACCGCATGGTAAAGCAAGACTATACACCTAAGAAGACGTACACCGCAGAAGAGCTTGAGAATTACTACAAAAGCCCAGACGGCGAGAAAGTTCAACTGCACCCGTCGCTGCTGAGTATCACCAGCATGACTCCGATTCCGCGAGCACTGAGTTCCAGTCGGGCTCAGATGTTCAATGCGCACATCGGCGCATGCGCGGTTGTGAAAGGTGCCAACGTCCGCACCCTCCAAACGGGTGTTGAAATGGATGTGGGGAAGTACACATTCAACATTAAGATGCCTTTCGACGGCATCGTGCTGGCTGTACTGGAGCGTTACAGCAAACAAACACTCGCAAAAGATCGAATCGAGGAGTCCCCTGAGATTGTGGTGGTAGTGGAGAATGCAGAGACCGGTGAGGTTGATGCAATCGTTCTGCCGAAGTATTGCAGCCATCACACTTACTTCGGGTTCAAGTACCGCCATGGACCAGGCATGAGCATGCTGGTCCCCAAGATGGGTATCCCGAAAGGGACCGTCTTCTTGGAGTCGCCGAACGTGACGGAAGAAGGCGACTACATGTTTGGTGCTGAGGTGAATGTTGCTTTGGCAACGCTGCCTGCTGGCGCTGAGGATTCGGTTTTGTTTCGGCGAGGGGCGCTGAAGAAATTCACGTACAACGTATACTACAGTGTGGTGGTGGAATACGGTCGTGACGACTACCCACTCAACTGCTACGGGAATGACGAAGTCTACAAACCTCACCCGGACATTGGTGAGTACATTCGGCCAGACGGCTTGCTCATGGCCACGCGCTCGTTTGAGCCGAGCATCCTTGCGCCAGCGCTGATGAGTGTGAAAGCTTGTCAGAAAGTTGATCCAATATTCGACAACACGATCTACGTTCAAGGTCATGGTGGGAAGGTGATTGACATCATCGTCCACCACGATCAAGATACGGTTAGTCGTGCTCCCTTTGTTGAACAACAAGGGATGAAATACCACAACAGTCGCTTACAGTTCTGTGAGAAACTGATTGCGTTGGATGAAGAACTCACCCGGCGAATCGGCACGAACCTCAAGCGCCTACCAAAGTACCATTCGCTGGTGGTGGAAGCCATCAGCGTCGCGAACCCCAGACGAACGGAACGAGAAGGCGCTGGTCGCACTGGCGCACGTGTTCGAAAGATTCACCGGCAAGACAGGATTGCTCGGTTCTTCACGGAATTCATCATCGAGTACGAGCTGACTCCGGGAATCGGATCAAAGGTCACTGGTGCACACGGTGACAAAGGGGTGAACTGCCAGATCGCCGAAGATCATGAAATGCCCATGGACAGCGATGGAAACATTGCAGACGTGGTGTTCGATCCGGCTGGCACCGCAAACCGAATGAATCCGTCACGCACCTACGAGCAGTATTTCACTGGTGCTTCTCGTGATGCTCGGAAACATATTTGCAAGGAACTTGGAGTTCCTGTTGACGAAAAGAAGCATGTTGCTGCATCGAAGTTGATGCGCATGCCAATTGAAAAGGTCCGGTGGGCACTCGACTACTGCATGGGGCTGCACCGAATCATCAACCCAACCATTGGCAAGTGGTATGACGAAGGGGTCATTGGCAGAGACCCGGTGGATTACGTTGCCACCATCATTTCGTCCGGATTGACAATCCACATGCCCACGGACAATCAAAAGGAAATCACGGACACTGTCCTTGAAATTGAAAAGACATGCTATCGTCCGGTGTATGGTCCGATCACGTACATCGGCAACAGCGGCAAGCGTGTGACCACTAAGCGACCCATTCGAATTGGGGGCATCTACTTGATGTTGCTCGATAAAGACGGTCGGGATGGCAATGCGTGTGGTATCAGTCGGCGGAACCATTCAGGTGTGCCAGCTCAGATGCGCAAGGACATGAAGCGCAGCTCCCCCACACGCGAGCAAGCAGTGCGGTGCTGGGACGAAGCCGGTATTCGTGTGGTGTCCAGTTACTGTGGTGGAGATGTGGCTGCTGAAGTAATTGACCGCAATAACAGCTACCAGTCAACTCTGGCGCTGGCGTTGAATATCATCAAGGCAGACAAGCCTAGTTACATCCAACGTGTGGTGGATCGAAGTGTGGTTCCGATTGGTGGCGCTGCACCGCTTCAATTGGTGAAGCACATTTGTGAGTGTGCGGGCTTTGAGTTTGCCTACATTCCACACAACTACCAAACAAAATAAAAGGAGCATCGCATGTTTCGCCAACGCCTGTCTGCTCGTAAACTCCTGAACGCTGACATTGAAAACCTTTGGAGAAATCTGAAGGGTAATTTCACCGTGGTCTTCGATGACGGTGAAGTGGACTGTAACGAAAAAGGCATCCAGTTCAGTCATTACATCTGGGAATACCACCGGCAGTACCCGAGGACGCCACTGCTGATGAAGCATTTCTTACCGAAGCTGCTGAAAAGCAACACGGTGAATGCGGATGCACACATCAGCTTACTTCGGGAGGCTGTGTTTGATACCTACGATGCATACAAGGACTCAGTTGACGACCCTCACGTCTTCCTCGACCAACTGGCGGAGCTGACCTACCGGATCGCAAACAAACTCTACAACGAGCTGAGCTACCGACTGGAAGAGTACGTTAGCTCAATCGACATTCTGGACTTCTTGGAGTTGGCATGTCATCCAGAAATCAAGAAGGCAGTTGCCGAAGCACCGCATAACCAAACAGGTATTGACCAGCTGTACAAGTTCGCAAAAGAACTCATGGTCACTGACGCGGGGCTGCGTGAAAACAACCTGGTGTGTTGTGCGACGGCTGGCATCATCAAAATGCCTCAGGTGCTTCAATGCTGCGTGGTACGTGGCTACCTGACGGACATTAATTCGAGGATCTACCCCGTCCCCATCATGCGCGGCTTTGTGCATGGTCTGGTATCTCTGCCGGACTATGCCATGGAAAGCCGCTCTGCTGCCAAAGCACTGGCGTTCTCGGAAGAGCCGTTACAAAATGCGGAATTCTTCTCAAGACGCCAGCAGCTGATCTGCATGAAGATCGAGCGGCTGCACCGGGGGGATTGTGGATCACAAAGCTATCTGACTTGGCGTGTTCAAGACGCCGTAGTCATCGATGGCATCAAGCTCTCCAACTGCGATCTGGAAACCATCGTCGGGAAATACTACCTGGGTGATGATGGCAGATTGCATGTCATTAAACTGACCGACCGGCATTTGATCGGAAAGACGCTCAAGCTTCGCTCAGTCATGGCGGGTTGCAGGCATCCTGATCCCTATGGGATTTGTGAGACTTGCTTTGGGCAACTCGGGGAGACTATTCCTCCGGAAACAAACATTGGCCACCACTGCTGTGTTACCGAAAAGGAACTGGTGGTTCAAAACGTGCTGAGCACCAAACACTACGACGGCTCGTCAGTGGTGGAAGGTATTCGCTTACAAAGCAGGGCACGCAAGTACCTGTGGTCGCGAACAAACGGTAGCGAGTACCATATCAACCGCTCCTTGAAGTACAAGAAGTTGGTCCTTCTGGTGAAAACAGAACAGGCGCCTTCTCTTACTGACTTGGAAAAAGTAGATGACTGTGGTATTCTGAACATCGAGCGCATCAGCTCGTTCGAAACAGTTCATTTCATCATCACTTGGGAAAACGGCAAGAGCGAAGAAATCGAGCTGCAACTGGTGCTCAACAAACGCTGTGCCAGCATGACGCATGATTTTTTAACATACGTGAAACAAAAGGGCTGGCGCGTGGGTGAGGACCGGAACTACCGGATCGACATCAGCGACTGGACGCCAGAAAAGCCAATGTTCTCGCTGCCGATCCGTCACTTCAACATGGCGGATCATCAAAAGGCCATGGAAGACTTCCTTGAAAAAGAAGACCCCATCAAGGTCAGCGAAGGCAAAAGCCAAAGTCAGCTGGTGCGGGAATACCACGATCTGGTGAATCGCAAGATTCCGGTGAATCTGGCCGTGCTCGAAGTCATTTTGCTTGCCAACCTGGTGACTGACGCTGGTAATCAAGCTGGCCTCTTTAAGGAGGGCATGCAGGTCGCCAAGGGGGTCTTGAGAGAAATCTACGAGACGGGCAGTGTGAGCGCTCTGATGGCCTTCCAGGGCCATAAGCGTGCACTGACCTCGGCCAGGCAAATGATCATGACTCAAAGGCCCGATCACATCTTCGATGATCTGATCATGCCGTACGAGTGCAGCGTCTGGCGATCGGATCGGATCGTCTACGCCTGACACCTAGAGTGCTGAGATTCGTCAGTGGGATGCGTGCAGCTGAGGCTGCATTCACTTCACTGACGTTTCTTTTTCTATGCCGCAAATAACAAAGGAGCACTAAAAACTTAAAGGCACAACTCATAACTTGATGAGCAGCCCATACCCTCGATAAAGAGAGTATCTTTTAAGAGGTATGATCTCTACTTCATCTTCAATACTCGCCCACCCAGAGGAGAAATAAATGAAACACATGCGAATCCGCATCTATTCACATCACTTTGTGGTGGATCAACTTAGCTACCATGGCAAAAATGCATGCATTGCCATGAAAAACACGACTGTCCAATGGGGGATGGTCCCTGAACGCGGAGGGATGGTTAGAAAACCACTGCGTGAATTCTGTACGACAAATGAGCCAAAGACTGAGTGGAGATTTCATATCAACCACTTGGAGAAATTCAAGACAATTCTGCTGAAATTCAGCATACATGAAAACCTGATCGATGTCGCCAAGGTGGAGTTGTACACACCTACAAAGACAGAGCTGGTTATACGTGATGGATGGGTGTCGCATGACTATCAAATCCCCATCATTGAGTATTTGATTCGAGAAGCCCCCCTGAATAAGTTCTTGTCTCTACAGACAGGCAAGGGAAAGTCGTATTGCGCTGCAAGGGCAGTATCGATGCTAGGGACTCGATTTGTTGTTCTTGTTCGTTCAGGTTACGTCTCTAA